CCATCATCCGATCCTGCCGCCTCTCTGGAGGTACAGACAGCAGCGATAAACATGGACGAAGAAGGATATATCCGTAACTGGTTGCTTAACAAGTATGGTAAGTCAGTTATGGCTTATACAGCCGTAAGCCTTCGCACAGCGGCGGAAATAGCTAATTCCAGTCCCCGAGAGAGGGCAGAGGCTGCTTATATGACATTATCCAGTCAGGATTAAACCAATACAGGGTGTAGGTCCTGCACCCACTAAGGGAGGATATATAGATGGGTCAGACACTTTCACTAATAGCCATACTATTATTGCCCTTTGGAATTGGAGTGAGTGTGGGCATATGGCTAACACAGAACGGATTCATTAAAGGGAGGAACAAGAATGACAGATAAACCAGAATACCGCAAAGGCGAACCAGTACGTCATAAGACCCGTAATCTGCGTGAAGCGCGGTTTGAAAAATGGTCAAAGTCAGGTAAAAGAGTAGGCATAAACCATAATTTTGTATGGCCTTACGGAGCTGGTTATAAGACAGATTATTTTGATCCAAAGAACATTGTGAGGGATTCGATATGACAGATAAACCACGCTTAATAGATGCAGATAAGCTGGAAAGATTTCTTGAAGAAATAGGTAGTCTGACAGCAAGAAGGATTGAAATAACTATAGCAGCAGGCTTGTTTGATCCAGCCCCACCACAGCAGCCAGATATACAGGTAGGTGAACTTAACTGGGCGGAGGTTTCCAGAGGTTTGTACAATGATTTTGTCGCAGCACAATCCCTTATACAACAAAAGGATGCAGAGATAGCCAGACTAAAGAAGTCTATAGAGGGACTGAGATTGCTTCACAAGGCAACTAGGACTCCTCAGGAGAACACCCCATGATAAGAGCCTATACCACTATATTAGCTGCTGTACTGTTGTTTATAGGTGTAGTGCAGCTTGACCAACATATTATGATTAAACATATAGAGCCGGACAAATTAAGTTATGGGAGGACTGAGGGGCATGGATGAGCAATCAGTAATCTTCGTTGATAAAGTAGAGGATACTGCTGATACAAGAAAGATCATTCAGGTAAATTTTTTTTCTGACATCGAACAGGATGATATTAGAAAAACTAAGTGGCTGCTCGGGAAATACGTTGATATGATCGATGTAATCAAAAACTATGAATTCGCTCTCCAGCAGATTGAAAACGGTATGTCCGCATATGAGATTCTTTCAGCCGAAGGTGCTATTGCAAAGCGCGAGACTGGTCAAGAGTTGACGGCAGATGTAACAGCCAATGCTGTGATTCTAAAGGACAAACGGCATACGAATTATAAATTCTATCAATTCATCACTAATAATATCCGTTTCGCCATTAATAATATGAGAGATCCGCATGAAGGGCTTGCTGCAAAGCTGCTTTTTCTGGACGGAAAGAAATATCTCAAAGCACAGCAGTATATGGAGAAGGGTTACCGAAAAGACGTACCTGGTATTTCAGCGACGACCTTTGCAGATAAGCGACGTAGGGCTATTGCAAACATAGCGAACAGTTTAAAGATCAACCGGACGTTGGATTTTGTCACCATCGACTATGGTCGGGGCCGTAACAAGGAAGGCGAAATTGGACTCAGGATGCCGGAAGTAAATTAGACCGTAAGGGCTTAAGCCTTTGCGGTCTTTGTTTGTTATGGAAAGCAAGGTAAATCCGTAGTAGGTGCGCATTAGAAAGGATTTACACTTTATTCAGGAACAAATCAAACCCATTTTAGGAGGAACACGAATTATGTCTACACAACCACGTTTTGCATATTTGAGCTCGGACGGTATTTTGCACCTGCATGATGAAGAACACGCCGCAAAGCACGGCAAGCATGTACAAACTTCGCTGACGGATGATGAGAGCGGCTTCCCGATTATTGAGGGCCAAGGCGTTGTTTATTATGCCGACGAGGACAAAGCGTACGTCAAAGGTAATAAGAATGATGGTCAACTCATCCCTACTCCACCAGTGCTCAAGCAGCTTGCTGCAGAGCTGAAGTAGGTCATTCAACAGTTCATCTGAAAGAAGGCGGCGACCAATTGAAGGGTAGCGACCGTCTATAGCGGGAACCACGCCGCAAGTATACTGGAGCGGTCACGGCAAGCGCATGACGGAGGGTTAGGGCGCATTCAAAACTAAATCGGAGACAGGACTCAGAGGGTAATATAAACCCGGAGCAAGAAGGATGTCCATATAAGGCCCATTCGGGCATGGCGGATTAGCGGTAGCCGCATATTATAAATTACCGATCAATATATAAGAGTAGCGTATATTCGCTGCTCTTTTTAATTTAGGGAAGAATCATGCATTACTCTTATAAAATTCTGCATCCTTAATGTCGATTCAATCGTATGGAACAATAGGAGATGAGTTTGAGTGAAGAAGAAAATAAGGGATGTATTAATTTTCTATATGGTCTTACCGTTATTTTTAACCGGTTTTATATGGTTCCCCTTAGGTATGAATTATCTGCTTTGGACAGAGATGAAAAATGAACATCATATCAAAGAAGGATACTGGGAGTTTTTCGGACATAATTGGTATAAAAGACCCACGCACGTATCGTGGGATTACGAAAAAGAATATAATGAAAGACAAAAGAGAGCTGCTGAATAGCGGCTTTTTTATTTGTTCAGGAAACTTTTCCTTAGCTTCAGATACATTATCAAAAGGGGTGAATAATAAATATGGGACGAAAGAGAGATCCAAAACGGGATGAAGCATTTGATCTATACAAAGCCAGTTCCGGCAAAATACGTCTCACTGAAATAGCCTCTCAACTTAGTGTATCTGAAGGTACGGTAAGAGGATGGAAGGCAAAAGATAAGTGGGAGAGTTTACTTGCTGAAGAAGCGGAATATACGGAACGTTCCAATGAGAATGGAGCGCCGCATAATAAAAAAGCTCCAAATGAAGGTGAAGATCTAACAACATATCCTGATGAGCTTTTTCTAAGAGCTGTCCAAATTGTAGCCGAGGCCAAACAAGCCTCGGTTTCTTTATTACAGAGAAGAATGAGGATAGGTTATAGCAGAGCGGCCCGACTGATTGATGAAATGGAGCGGCGCAAATTCATTGGTACATATCAAGGTGATAAGCCAAGAGAGGTATATGCTACCCTGCTTACTGTTGATGCGCTCTCAAAAGAGCTGGGGGATGCTCCAAAAATACGGAACGCTCCAAAAAAAGAACCGAAACGCTCCAGTAATATGGAACGTTCCAAAAAAGTACAGAGCGCTCCAGTGATTGTTGAAGAACCTGAACCTGAAATTCCTGATGAGGATGGATTAACGCCTAAGCAGAGGATTTTCACTTATGAGTATCTTCGAGACTTCAATGCAACGAGGTCAGCCATTGCGGCGGGATACAGCAAGAAAACTGCCTATCAGATTGGTTTCGCTCTGTTGAAGAAAGTTGAAATTCAAAACATTATTCGCCAGCATAAGGAATCCATGATCGACGAGGTAGGTTTGAATGCTCAACGCGTTCTAATGGAGTACATGAAGATTGCTTTTGCGGACATTACAGATTACGTAGAATTCGGTCAGAAGGAAGAAGATGTTCTTGGATTGGAAGGAGAACCGGTCTTTGATTCGGAGACTGGAGAAACAAAGAAGTACAGATATAATTATGTCTCTTTTAAAAACAGCGATGAAATTGATGGAACTCTGGTTTCAGAAGTCAAGCAGGGTAAGGACGGAGTGAGTGTAAAGCTACACGACAAAACCAAGGCATTGGACGTGCTAACTAAATACATGGATCTGCTTCCAGACAAACATAAACGGATGGTTGAAGACGAGAAACTTAAGATGCAACGTGAGAAACTTGAGCTTGAAAGGGCAAAGGTCACGGGAGAAGGCAATACAGAAGACGATCTAATTGACGACTGGGTAGAGGCGGTGGTAGGTGATGAAGCAGAAGGACTCGCCGGAGACGAAACGGAGGCTTCAAGCATTCAAGATACGGATTCCTGAGTACCGTAAGAATCCTATATTGTTCTGTCAAGAAATGCTTAAGTTCTATCCTGATGATTGGCAGGCAAGCACTCTAATGGATTTAGCAAATAATCCTCGTGTTTCAGTCCGTTCAGGTCAGGGTGTAGGCAAAACAGGGCTGGAAGCTGCAACGGCCCTTTGGTTTCTGTCCTGTTTCCCATATCCAAAAGTGATTTGTACAGCTCCTACACGCCAGCAGTTGCATGACGTGTTATGGGCTGAGATTAATAAATGGCAATCTAAAAGTCCGGTGTTGAAACGGATTCTAAAATGGACAAAGACCAAAATCTACATGAAGAACTACGAGGAACGCTGGTTCGCTACAGCTCGTACAGCTACCAAGCCCGAGAATATGCAGGGCTTCCATGAAGACTATATGCTTTTCATTGTGGATGAAGCTTCAGGCGTTGCCGATCCAATCATGGAGGCTATCTTAGGTACATTGTCCGGTGAGTTCAATAAAATATTGATGTGCGGCAACCCGACAAAAACGTCGGGTGTTTTTTATGATTCACACAATAAGGACAGAGCGGACTATAAAACACGCAAGGTATCCTGCTTGGAGAGTCCAAGAACCAGCAAGGATAATATCGCCATGCTCAAAAGAAAATACGGAGAAGGTAGCGATGTATGGCGGGTACGGGTTGAAGGGGAATTTCCGCGTGGTGAATCAGATACCTTTATTTCCTTGGAGGCTGCTGAATTTGCGAAGGATGAGGTACGGATTGAATATTCTGGCACCAAGCTTTATGTCGGCGTTGACGTTGCTCGTTTTGGGGATGATGAAACAACCATGTACGCACGAATGGGCGGCAAGGTGGTAAAGACTCATTTCCACCACAAGCAGGACACAATGACAACTACGGGCTGGGTGTTGCGCCTGGTTGATGATGTGAAGGCCGAACGATCAGAAGTGGCTGAAGTCGAAATTCGAATTGACGATAGCGGAATAGGTGGAGCTGTAACAGACAGATTGAATGAGATTAATGAAGAGAAAAGTCTAGGCTACACCATCATTCCAGTTAACAATGGATCAGCAGCGGAAGATAGTCACTACGGAAACCTTGGAGCTGAACAGTGGGGTCATATCAAGGAAATGCTTGAATCTAACATGAGTAATTATGTTCTTGGCAAGCCGGGAGATTTGCAGTTGCCAGATGATGAGAAGTTGATAACTCAGCTTACTTCACGAAAATGGCGGATGGGTAGCAACGGAAAGATATTTTTAGAGCGAAAAGAGGATATGAAAAAACGCGGATTACCTTCTCCGGATAGAGCTGATGCTTTTATTTTGTCATTTGCGAATATTGAATTGAAGGCAAGTTTTTCATTTGGGTGATAATTGAATGCCGTATCCCTTCCTTGTTACCGCTTAAATATTAGATTATATTAGTTATTATGTTGTTCAAGTGTTAGATGTATTGGAGGAGTAATAATGTGGTATTTGAAAGTATATTCCGCTTTTTCTTATTCGTTGGCTCAGACAGGATCAAGACATTATTCAATTTTCCCTGTAACTGACTTTTCTGAACATGAGACATTTTATTTGAGATCTATCCATGCAGATTCTTTGCCAGAATCAGAAAGCACAAGAGCTTCTTATCGTTTAAAGAGTTTTTTGCGAATGTTAAATGCTTCGTTAGAGCTCTCTGCTTCTAATGGCTCTAATTTTAGTGTAATACAAGCAGGTGAACTTTTTTATTCTACAGATGATAATGATTGGAGAAGGGCATATGTTGAAAAAGATTTAAATAAAGAACTTGAGGAGTTAATGAATCCTTTTGACTCCAAGGTGTTTGATTCCCACGAGGTTAAGTTTTCTAAAAGGTCAGAAGGGATCATTGAACTAGCTTTTTTTGACGAGTTAGTAAGAGAGAATATTCTTCTCTTTTCTACTTTTAATAGTGATCCACTTTATACTTTTATTAATTGTTTTAGAGTATTGGATACCATTAGATATGATTTCTCTCAAAATCTCAAAGAAGAAGATATTGATAGCACTAAGTTACAAGATGCAATAAAAATTTTTACAAGAGATGACTTAAGCCACTATATCAATACCAGAGATGGGTCTGGATTCATGTCTAGGCATGGGGTTAAGAATGGTGAGGTATTTAATAAGGCGAAACCCACATATCAGGAAATAGTGCTAGCTACTAAAAATTTAATAAATGAATGGATTGATTGTAAATTATATTTGTATAGAAACACAAAATCTTAATAATATCTAAACTTATTTTTAACGATGTTTTAAAAACACTGTAAATCCGTAGTAACACCGTAACAATCCGATGATATTATTTAGACATAGAAATATGAACACTAGAAGAAGGTCAGGAAACTTTTCCTGCCTTCTTTTTTGTTGCGTGAGGAAGGAGGAAAATACTTGGGTGTAAGACAGTGGCTAATTAACTGGCTGGCAGCTGGAAGACCGAAGAACGAGCCGGACCGACAGACTGAAAGTTATCCGTTCCCGTTTGGCATCATGATGAGCAAGGGTAGTAACCAGCCAGCACCAAAGCGAACGCCGACCAACTTACGAACGTTATCGGAATCCCCGATACCGCGCAGAGCAATTAACGTGATTAAGAACGGGATCACAAAGCTGAACTGGTCCGTAGCTGCCGTAGACGAAAACGATACCGAGAAGTACCGAGAGATATGCAAGATAATTGAGCGATCATTATTGAAGCCGAATCCCGGTGATTCGTTCCGTTCATGGATTGAACAAATAGTCGAGGATATGCTGGTGTGTAGTGCTGGTTCATCGGAAATACTGAAAGCTGGCGATCCGCTTAGGCCATTCAGGATGTATCCAGTGGACTCGTTCTCCATTTACCTTTACCCAGAATGGGATGGTAAATGGAACTCCTATCGTTATGCCCAACGAGTGCAGGGGAAATATGTACATCTAACTTCTTTCGATCTAATGTATGTAAGAACAAATCCGAGGTCTAATACCCCCTTTGGACTATCGCCATTAGAAACGGTTTGGGAATCAGTTGAAAGCTTTATATCAGCGCACCGATCTGCTGGGAAACAAGCTTCAAATACTGTGATTAGAAAACTCATTAACCTTGGAAAGGGTTCTGATGCCAAATCAATAGCGGCTTTCCGTGCGTATTGGGAATATGAAGTATTGGGGCGTGGCTTGAACCCGATTATCGGGGGAGAGAACCCTAGTGTACTTGACTTAGGGGCTACAGATGATAAGGCATTGTTTCTTGAGTGGCAGAGATTCTTGATTGAAATCGTGGCTATCGCGTTTGATATTTCACCGAAGAAGCTGGGACAAACGAAAGATGTGAACCGTTCTACGGCAGACAGCGAAGACGACGATACGAACGAAACGATCAAGTCTATCGCTGAAAACATTGTGGAGCATATCAACAATCACATTATCGACGGCATTTTTAAGCTGGGGGGAGTAATTGAGTTTAAGTTCCATTATGCCGCTTCGCTGAAGGATCAGAAATTAAGGGCCGATATTGACGCTATTTACCTTGACCGAAGAACTCTGACACCAGATGAAGTGCGTGATGGTCTGGCGCGCAAGGCGTTGCCTAATAAGCATGGTGAAGTATTATTACAGCCAGGCGGTACCTCAGCTATTGATCTAAACAAAACACAGGAAGAGATACAAGCGGAGAATGACAAAATGTTAAGCAAGCTTCCTGAAGATGATCAGCCGGATAACAAGGATAAAACAGAAGACGATGAATCTGACACCGCTGAAGAGTAGGTGTTTTTATTTTGCCCTGAGAGGTGGTGAAGACGTGATTACAAGGTTTGTTTGCAGTGTTGTGAGACTGACATATCCAAGGTCAGTGCCGACACCGAGAAACCGAGCGGAGCGCAGACAACAAAAGTATCACGGAGGGAGGTGAGAATCTAAATGCTTAAAACGTTGAAGATGAGCAATCAGCGGATGCGTGTCCAGGATTTCAAACTATCCGACGATGGAGGACACCCAAACAAAATTCCGTTCAAGTGTGCTCTTTTCGCCGTCGATCAACCCAGCGATGGTTCACCTCATGGAGCTGGGGGAAAACGTATCCGTATCTCATCCAGTGTATGCGATCAATATCTCCAAACCTTTGTTGGTATGGCACTAAATATTGACTACGCCAATGGAATGGCTGACCATGATCCGCGCTTCAAGGTGGCGGTCATTGATAAAGCTTACCGTTCGCTTGATGGTTATGCATGGGTTGATGGATACATTTACGCAAAGGATTTTCCTGATGTGGTTGCGACTATTCGTTATTACAATGGGCTTGCGGCTGAGCACAACTGGAGTGAATATCAATTCGGAGCATCGTTGGAAATGGAGGCTGCCGTTCAGGACGCTACCGATTTTGATGATGTGCTCGATGTAATTGAATTCTGCGGTACGGGGGCAGCTATCCTGTTCGCGGAGGCCGCTGCTTATAAAACAACGAGCTTTGCTGCTCGTAACATGAAAAAGGACAAGGAGGATGTCGATATGACACCAGAACAAATTAAAGCAATGGAAGACTCTATGAAGGCGCTGCAAGAAGGCATGACGGCTATTACAGCCAGTGTGCAGAGTGTGGTGACAGAGGTAGGGGCTATTAAAACAGATATCACCAGTATTAAGGCGGCAAGCGAAGAAGCTGAACAAAAGACTGCTGAAGAACAAGCCGCTGCTGACTTGAAGGCTGCTCAAGATAAGGCGGACGCATTAGAGAAGGAACTGAAGGAGTTGAAAGCGGCGGGTGCGCCTCCAGCGGAGCCGGAACGCAAAACATTCAGCGCGTCTGCATTGTTGTCCAAGTATGGCAGTAATACCAATCTTGCGGCCGGTGCGGAAGTAAATGATTACAAAACCTTCTGCGCTTCCGTCGATGCTCTTAATCTTCCGTCCTCTGAGTCTTTCAAACTTAAAATGCAGGCAAAAGCACAATTTGCCGAGAAGGAGAGTGTGTAATCTATGAACAATCGCGTAGGGGTAGCCCAATTTGTTGACATTGCTGCTGCGGCTCAGTTCCAAGGACCAGGAGCGATTATTACAGATGATTTTCAGAAGGAAATTACAGACGTATTGCGTCGTACATCGATTTTGGATGGACGTTTGAATTACACGCCAGCTACGGGTGACATTTCGACTTACTATGAACAAAATACCGTGAACGGCGGCGATTTTGTTGATCCACGTAACCCTTCAGCAAAAGCAACTAGCAATCAACGTACGCCGCATGGCGTGAAAGTCAAAGCTATAACAAATGAGGTCAACTTTGGACATTATGATGTGACATTGGGTAAGCAGCAAAATAATTTCCCTGAGCTTAAGGCAAAGGACTTGAATGATATGCTGAATGGCATTGGACTTGCACATGGTAAGTCTTTATGGAGAGGTACAGATACAAATCTAGTTGTCCCAACAAACTATCAGTATGTAGGTTTGGCAAACCAAATCACAAACACATTTACAGTTGGCCCAACAGCTTCGATTGTATCTGCGATCCGAGCGAAAGTGGCTTCAATGGTAGCAAGCGAGTTGTACCAACTTATGCCGACAGCTATTTATATTCATCCAATTGGCCATCACTATCTTGAAGAAGAAGAACGTAATGCAGCCAACAATGAAACACAAATCAGCAATCTCAAGAAAACAACTGTTGCCGGCTTAGAAGTTCTGGCGATTATGACCGCTGCTGGTCTGCTGCCAATCATTCCAGAGCCGTTCATCACTTCTAACGTGAATGCGACAACAGCATCGAATACGGATTATGGTATTGCAATCGTAACCGAGCCTATGATCGAATACCACTACGTTGGCGAGAAGGGTATTTACCTCTTCCAGTTGGGTACGACTTCAAGCCTGCAAGAGCAGTATGTTGGTATTAAATATGGCGCTCCAGTAGCGAAAGGACCAAGCTATGCTCATGCATACGGAATGATTGAGCGACCAACGATTACAGCAGTAGGTTAATAGGATTTCAGAGAGACGGTCTTTTAAACCGTCTCTTTTTCATTTAGAGAGGAGATGATTCAGTTGGCGAAATCGAATCTGGACAAGCTGAAAGATGCTATTGCTGAAAGCACGGAATTATTGGCTCAAGCCGAGATCGGTGAAGGTGGTGGGAAGTATCCGCAACAAGCGGCAGATGATTTCAAAGAAGCTATTACTGCTGCTGAAGCGCTGACTACCGCCGAAGATGCGGAACCAAGTCATTTTGATGCTCAGACCATAGTTTTGAATGATGCGCGGAGGTCTTTTCTGGCTACAAAGATTCCGGCAATTCGAAGGGTAACGCTGCGTGGCACACCGAGCCAGAGAAAAGGCGCTCACACTATTCATTTTAAAAATGGTGTCGTGAACTTTGTGGATGGTGAGGCTCGTTTACCTGATGAACTGGCAGACGAGTTGGCTAATGCTGGTTATGTGGAATGAGTCAGTATCTTGAAATAACAGATACTGACTTTGTTCCGGCTGGTATAAAATTAACTGTTCCTATTATTCTCAGGGCATCGGCTGTAATTGACGGAAGGTGCAGGCGGCAGATTGGAGTTACAACCTACACCGAACGCATACCGCTTACCGATCAGCAGCGAGGGCATTTGTCCTATTACCCGGTTGTAGAGGTGAAGGAGGTAAAAGGCAGGCCTAAGCAGGGATTGATGGGCAATTTCTTTGGTCCGCCAGGATTCGAAACAATCGCTGATACCGGCACGATTGATATAGACAAGGATATTGGTACAGTCTGGTGTGGTTACTCTCCTTTTGGCTCAGCTTATGTAGAGTTGGAAGTGACCTATACCAGCGGCTGGGAGACGATACCTGATAAGGTCAAGGTGGCATGCGGGTTGATCATAGGACAGTTAGCCGGGAACCAGAACACCAATGTCAAGTCGAAGAAGGACTTTGACTATAGCATTGAATACTTCGGCAACAGCATGATTACACCAGAAATTGCCGATCTTCTGTCAGAGTTTGAACATAGGTCATTTAGGTAGGTGATGAAAGTTGTTCTATGAGTTCTCACACCGCCATACGCCGTGTGTGGTGGATGGAAACGAAGATGTAGTGATTCTATCAAGGGAAACCAAAGCGACGACTGTAATGGGCAAAGAATACGTCTATAACGGTGTATTTTCGCCTGAATCACTCATTATTCGTGGTTCTTTGGTGCAGACAGAGGACACGTTCCTGGTTCTTACCTTAAGAAAAACAGTAGATCAGGACAACTACTGTTCTTTGGTTAAAACAAATGCTGTGATAGAGGTGCAAAGATACCAGCAAGCTTATGATGCCAACGATAACCCTATAGGTGATCCTGACTTTGTATCTGTTGCTGCTGATATTGTGTGCTTTGCACAGTATGTCACAGCACAATTGCGACAACAGGAGCCGGGCTTGCTGCCGAGTACTGTGTTTACCTTGCAGTTACAGACGACAGTCGATGTAAGAGACCCTCAAGACTCAAGTCTATCCGCGCCTGACCGGATTGTAATGGGCGGGAAGACATACCAGGTAGATGTGGTAGATAGGATCAAGTATCCTAACTTGCTGCATGTTCAGCTTTCAGAGGATCGACGATGATTACAGGTTATGATGCAGCTCGGGCTGCTAAAGATTTGGAAAATAAGCTGGCTGTTGAGATTACCGGATTAACGAAGTTGGTCATGCTGACAGCCAAGAGCGGCATACGGTACTATCCGGCAGTTCGGGACCACTTGGAAATGCATATGTTTGTTCTGGCGAATCAAATGATATCGGGAGATATTACGGCTGATTACTGGCAAGCATGGCTAGAACAGTTTGGTAAAGGTTCCAAGATGGCAGACAGCAGCCAAAACCCCGGTCTAATAACCTACATGAACAGCGAAGCATGGAACCGACTAAGGTCCAAAGGTGATCGTATTATTGTAGGTCGTTCCCGTGGAAAGTACCGGGCGATTGACGGCACCATGAAGGAATCAGGTGGTGGATATGCTGGAGTGGACTTGGAGGAGCTTGCAGAACGAGGTGACATCGATCCTTCATTCAGAGCCACACCGCCGACCTACTTCCTGCGTATTGCAATCCAGTCCAACCGGAAACGTATTTTGGATGGCATTAGCCGTGTCATAACTGAGTTCCCATATCACAGATACTTCAAGGAGGTGAAGGAGTGAGTCTACAGTTAATTGACGCTGTTCAGGGCGCTTTGAAGGCAGATGCAGAGCTTATGTCCTTGCTGAAACTTACTCCTTCAGCGCCGTCTGCGGAGGTCGTGAAGCGATTTACGAAAGGCATGGAGCCTGAGATAACGGTTAGCAAGGATACTGTCCCACATATCTGCCAGTACGTTATGCCGGGGCGTTTCGCTGCTAATCCACTGGTGTTCGAAGGGAAGTTCTGTATTGATTTCTACGGTAAAACGGCATATGAGGCGAAGCTGCTATTTGAACGATCATTCAAGCTCCTGCATGAAAGGAGGCTGATTGCTCAGGGTTTCGCTTCATATTTATGTGTTCTGACCTATGATGCAGACTTTGCCACAGGTATCCAAGGAGCCAAAGGTTATAAAGCTATCTATGATGTGGATTATCTTAGAATGAATTGAGGTGTGCAAAATGGAAGAAGGAGCAGCTCAACAGCAATCACAACCGGCACAAGCCTCGGTTAATATTGAGAAGCCGTTGTCAGAGCTTGAAAAATTGATTGCAGAGAAGATAAACCTTTCTAAAAAGCTGGGTATCATGGGTAACTTGGAACCAATTCAGGGTTACGGAGAAACTGAGGAGTATCGGCGGATTCACGAAATTGATAAGCGTTTATGGGAACTGATCAAATAATCTGATTGGTTCTTTTTTTGTTCAATTATAAGGAGGATGAATCATGGAACCATTAGTATTTGATGGAGTTGGTACAGTCCAGGTATACGAAACTGGCGGCAAGCTCAAATTTTTAGATGACAAAATCACGAAGGTAACATTGCAACTTCAATTTGACTGGCAGAAGGTAATGGGCGGTGACAGTGGCTATGCATTTCACTATACCGCTCAGGACTTGGCAGATAAAGCGAGCATTGAAATTCCGCGTTATTCGGACATTCTTGCGGAGCTGTCTCAAGGTGCTGAGTCCGAAAAAGGCACAGTGAACTTTGATGAGACAGAACAAGGATTCTTGGACGCTACCAATGGTTATACATTAAAAGCTCCTGCCAAATTTGGAGGCACATTAGTTGCTGCCAGTGACAAGGTGTACTTGAAAGATAAAGACACTGGAAAACTGACGGAGCTTACCCGTGCTGCGGCTACCCCTACAGCAGAACAATATGTCATTACTGCGAATGGAAAAATCACATCTGATTCTGCCAATGATGATAAGCAAATCGTGGTGACATTCAAATGGAAGAAAGAAAATGCCACTCGAAGTATGTTGAGCGGAAAACGGCGTCCTAAACCGTTTAAACTGGTTCATCGCTTCTCGTTGGTAGATGATCGGGACGGCAAAGAGGTTCCTTGCCAACTTACCATTTGGAAGGCACTCGGGGGCGGTACGTTAGACGTGTCCCAAGAGCGTAAAAAACCAACCAGCAATACATTGTCGCTGGAGATTATGGAGCCGGATATCACGCCAGAGAATCCTAATGGATATGCAGTAGAAATCATTTTCGGTATCTAATCAATTACTAACTCAACCCCCTATCGCTCAGGTAGGGGGTTACATACATTGAGGAGGAAATTTAAATGACAGACAAACAATTGGATAAAACGCTTAATATCGGGGATGAAATCACGCTTGGTGAAGGAATTGTAAAGCATGTAAAAATCGGAACTATTGCTTTGATCCGTCAGGTGCGACAACTCATGAGCGGCAATGAGTATAAATTTTCTTTTTCGATTGGTCGCGAAAAATGGGAAGATACAGAAGAACTGGCCGAGGTCGATTGGCCTAAGGTTGAGGCGTTGCATAAAGAAGCCTTTAATCTTGTGCTGGTAGAAGGACTGACGGAGGAAGAATACGAGAATGTAGACGAAGAGGGCATTAAGGAGTTGGACGGCCTCTTAGAACGATTTCTATAAGGAGTCGTTTCCACCTGATGAAGATTATGAGCCTGACGACGAAGAAGACCAAGAAGTTCCTGAGGATGATTGGGAAACGGACTGGATAGAACTTTGGGCTTTATGTGTGAGTAATGGTATTTCTGATTCTGAATGGCCTAACATGACTATTCCGAAGATCAGAGCGCTGATGAAGGTCAAGAATAGGAATCGTGAATTCGAAATTATCCTACATGGCGGAAAAGTCGAGAACAAAAAACCGAAGAAGGTCAAGTCATTGTCTGATCTTGGATTCTTCCATAAATAAAGTAGAGGTCTCCTGCATGATAGCGGAGACCTCTTTTTCTGTATGTACAGAAATAATTACGTTCAGGAAACTTTTCCTGAGCAATTGAGAGGTGAAAATAGTGGCAGACTTAAATAAGGACGTAGTAGGCGCACGAATAAGCTTGGATACGACCAAGATTTTGCCTGCTTTTAAGGTGATCGACAGCGGGGCTAGAGCTAACGCTGAATCGTTCAAAGTGCTGAATGCTGAATTGGGTGCAAGTGAAAAGAATTTTAAGTCTCTCGCCAGTAGCGCAGACAAGTTTGCTCTTTCAGCCGAGGACAGACGGAAGAAGATTCTTGCCGAATCCGAAGCTCTTGTGAAGCAACGCACTGCACAGGCAGAATTAAATACTGCTCGGAAGAATCAACTGGATCAGGCAAATAAGATAACCGACGAGAAGCTTAGAGCACAGCAGGCCATTGTCAAAAAACGCGAAGATGCGATAGAGCAGCAGGAACGGGAACACCTTAAGCGGTTGGAGGCATTGCAAAATAAAGCAGTCTCTACAGGACAGAAGGCTTCTAAATCTGTAGGAGCTGGTTCGGACGAAAAGACGCGTGAACGTGTCTTGATGCAAGAACAGGCTATCCGAATGAAATTGCAACAAATGGCTGATAAGGAAGCGCAGCAGGCGAAGAAAAACGCACAGGATTATGAGAAGTTCTGGCTAAGTGCTCTACGTGCTAGAGAGCAAAAAGAAGCACAAGTGCGGGAGAAGGTGCTTCAGGAGGAGCAGAAGATTCGGCGCTCATTAAGCCAAACCGAGACTCAAATGAAACAAACTTTTAATACAACTCCTAATTGGATGAGTCGCGTTGGAGATATGGCTACACATGCCCTGGTATTTAATACAGCATACGCAGCTATGCATAAAGCACAGGAAGCACTTAAAGAGGGATTAGTCGGTATCGAATCCAATATGGCAGGCTACGTGCAGACGAATGAGCATTACTTCCTTGAGTACAACGAGGGTACTAAGGAAATGGTGATGAACACCGAGAAGCTGCACGACGAGACAACCAAGTTTATCCGGACGGCTCATGATCTTGGTTCTGAAATCATGGACGTTACCGAATCAGCACGTCTGTGGGGCCGGATGTATAAGGATGCAGGCGTTGTTCAGGAGATGGTACGTAAGTCAACAATGCTCAGTACGGTTGACCTTGTATCCTTGGAAGATGCGACTAAATCTATGGAGTCTACCTTTGCTCAATATGGTGTACAGATCAAGGACAGCAATGACGCTATGGTCCTTGGCGGCCGCGTTCTGGATTCCTGGTCAAAGGTTGCCCATGATACGATGGCCCCGGCGCGGGACTTGGGCGCGGCGTTTGAACGCACAGGTAAAATAGCGGCAGAAACTGGCGTTTCGTTTGACTTTATGAACGGGTTGATTTCAGCGGGCGTTCGAAACACCGCTCTTTCAGGCGAAAATTTGGGTAACATGTGGAAAACAGTCTTGGGTACTATTCGGACTGATAAAGCTGTGGGAGAAATTGAACGCTTGGGCGTTGCGACCAAGGAAGTTGTTAATGGCACAGAACAATGGAGAAAAGCAGAAGATATCTTGCTGGACCTATCGACGAAAGTCATTGATAAGAATTATGACCTCACGAAGTCTTATGCCGATATCTCACGCGGTGTATACCAATACGCGAAACTCGCAGCGTCCTTAAATGCTGGAGACATTCTGTTGGGTACAGCAGCATCTATAGGATCTACAGGCTCCACAATGGAGTACCTCAAAGTACAAATGGATACCATTCAGCGTAAAGCAGCTCAGACTAAAGCTTCTTTGCTTGAGATATTTAATAATGCAGGCGACGATGGATTGAGAAGAACAATCAAGGATGTTTTGGATGCAATTGACCAACTACTTATTGGGCTTACAAAAGTTCCTTCCGGCGTGTTTGAGGGTACGGCAGCAATCGGCGGTCTACTACTTGCCTATAAAGCTCTGAGCGGCCCGATCATGAATGTAATTGCTGCTGTGAAAGTGTTAACCACAGCGAAGGCGGCGGAAACCGCTGCTATTGGCGCTAATACGGTAGCTAATAACGTTAATATCGTTTCTTCTCAAGGGGCCACTCTTTCAACTGTACAACGAGTTGCAGCTACCGAAGGGGCTACAGTAGCGCAAGGAGCTTTAACGGTAGCAACCGAGGGAGCTACAGTTGCTACAAAGTCATTGTCTGTCGCTCAAGCCACAGCTACTGTGACAACAGCAGCAGCAACGGCGGGATTGAGCTTACTTGTTGGTGCAATTGCTTTAGTTGCAATGAATAGCGGCAAAGAAGAAAAGGCTGCTCGTGATAGAGTTCAGAGTTTAAAAGATGAAGACTCGGCATCACAGCAAATGGTAAGTCAGTACCAAAGACAGATTGAACTGTTACCTAAACTTGCAAATGCGCATCGATCTCTCGAGCAGTCGCTAAAGCTCAGCACAGGATCGGCAGAAAAGGAAACCCAAGTAAAGAAGCAGCTTGAAGAAGTTTCTAAAGCTTTAGTCATTACTTTAGGGAAAGAAGGGGCGAAACAGCTTGAATCCGCGGGTTATACAGATGAAGCTGTACAGATTCAAGTAAATGCTTTAAATGACCTCATTGATATGCAGAATGAAGCACGAAAAAATGTACTGAAAGATCAGCAATCACAATTATTGGACCAACAAAAACAGAAGATAAATGAGATTACAGAAGCTACTAAAGAACTGGAACGAGTAAAAAAGATCATTGCTAATCCCATCGGGGATTTTTTAGGGACAGGTGAATTCAAGGAAGATGCTGCAAAATTAGAAGAAAAAATCAAATCGTTAGAACAAGAAAACAATAAGCTTACATTGTCTATAACGGAAGTGGGCGTTTCTCTAGGTCAAGCGGCTGTGGAAACTGACCAGTTTGCCGGAAAAGCAGGGACAGCAGCCGAAAGCGCAAAAGCTCAGGAGGAAGCTTTTGCCGACTTGAGAGAGCAGATCCAAGGTAATGGCACTGCTGTGTCAGAAATGAACAACATTCTAAGCGATCTTACAAAAGGGCAGTCGATGAATGCTGCTGCTGCCACAGACCTAATATTAAAATATCCTCAATTAGCAACAGAAATTTATAAAACGTCAGACGGATGGAAGTTTGAGAAAGATGCTATAGAGGTACTTCGCAAGGCGAAAATCCAAAAAGCAATCGATGATCTTAAATCGGAAAAAGCCTCCACATTGAACTCTAAATTAGCAGTTGAGCAAAGGTTGAAGGCTTATGGTATTGAGGCACAAGCAATCAAAAGCCTTGCTGATCTGAAGGCAAAACTTAATGGTACCAAAACAATAAGCGGAGCTTCGTTGCAAAGCACTGACGATTTGAAATATTTCCGTAAAGAATGGCAACAGGCCGGGATTGAACAAGCTGCAAAAGAAAAGGCTGCCGATTCTATTTATAGTGAATACGAAAAAGAAATGCAAAGCTATGATAATAAAATAAAGGCATTGAGTGCTCTTTATAAAGACCCGAAATTTGGTATCAGTGACTCAGGATCGAAAAAGGAGAAGAAAGGCAAGAAGGGAAAGAACGATGCTGAAAAGGCTGCTGAAAAAGCAGCTAAAGAAGCGGCAACCGCGCGGAAGGACAGCTATGATGATCAACTCGACAATATGAAATATATTGCCGAACGTCAGGAATGGTCTATAGACCAACAGGTAGCCGGCTATAAACGTTTGGGACAGCGGCATAAGCAATATCTTACCGAAGACAAGGACGCAATGAAGCAATGGAGTCGAGATGTCCAGAAGTTGAATGACTCCAGGTACCAGGAAGATGTTGAGAAGTTAGAGCGAAGAACCGAACGTATGCGGCAGGCCAATAAACAGGAAATTGAAATGGTTAAAACCAGCCTGGACTTTTACAAAAAGGAGCAAAATAAAAATTATCTACTTCCTGCTAATCGTAGAGAGATTGCTAAACAAATCTATGATTTAACCGTCAAATACAATGAGCTTCGCTATCAAAACAGTGAGAAGTGGATTGATAAAGAGACTTCCAAAATGGAGATGGCAGGGCAAACCCAAATTGCTATCCTCAAAATGGAATATGACGCTTATATGCGTATTAGTAAGGCAAAGGATCGTACCGCCGAACAGAGTTTTGAGTTGCAGCAGAAGATTTACGAGAAACGTAAAGCTCTGGAAGATGAGTTTCTGTCCGACTTCCAAAAACGAATCAATTACCAAAAGAGTATGGAAGCTGTATCTGTTTCCGATCAACTCAATTTATGGACAAAAATGCAGGCTCTTTATAAAGAAGGATCAGAACAGCGGATGGAAATTGATGTACAAGTTCACGATCTTAAAAAGCAGCTTCTTGAAGATCAGAAGAAGGTTGCTGCTGAAGCTGCTAAAAAGGAGAAGGAGGCACTTGAAAAGAGCAGGGATGATGAAGTGAAGCGGATTGAGGCCGAGCGAGATGCTTTTATTGAAGCTCAGGACGCTAAGATTAAGGCTATAGATGACTTGCTTGCTAAAATGCAAACAGCCAACGAGGATGAGGACTATGATCGTGCTATGGCTGAGAAACAAGCTCGTCTTGCCTTGCTTCAATCCGCTGTTGGACCTGAGGGTATCGCTGAGCGCAAACAAACCGAGAAAGACATTGAGGATATGCAACGGGAACATAACCGGACGCTGGCAAAGCGCGGCTTGGAGGATCAAAAGAAAAAGCTTCAAGATGAGAAAACTGAGCGAGAAAAAGATTACAATGACCAGATTGAAGCTGCCAAACAGCATCATGATCAGCTTGCTGAAAAATACGATGAGTATTCAGACGGAGTTGAATCCAAAGCAGAAGATTTAAAAAATACTCAAATCTCAAAAGAAACTGAAAAGAACGCGGAGATTTTGCGTCAGTTGGATCAGTTTATTGCTGACTATCAGATGAAAATGGCTGAAATTAATGCAACCTCGTTGTCTGCTTCTTTGGATACAGGTTCCTCAATCTCTGAAAAAGACAGTGACTTGGCGCGATATAATTCCAATATTGATAAATGGTACTCGGCAGGCACTGCTGAGAAGGGCAAGCTGCACGAAGAAAATGCTGCTCTGCGGAATAAGTATGGCATTAAGAAGGATACAGGCAAGCTTCAAAAATTCCATTCTGGCGGGATCGTTCAGGGGGATCGAGGTGCAGAGGTTCCGGTAATTGCAAAGGCTGGTGAAATGTATCTGAACGATCAACAGCAAAGTAACCTGTTTAACCTCATAAGTTTCAAAATGCCAAGGCTTGATTTCTCTATGCCGAGTTTCTCTATGGCTTCGGGGGATGGGACAAATCCGCAGTATAACAACAATTACTACACAGTAACTTCAGGAGATACTTATATTGAAGACGAATCCGCAGCAAAGGTGTTTTGGACTGAACGAGATAACCTGGTGCGGAGGTTGCAAGCGAGGGGGGGGAAGTCTTAATGATCGACGCTACGGCGGACGGGAAATCCTTTAAATCCATTGGATTAGGGCTTAAAACGCATAATATACCGGTATTGCCACCGACAAAGGATCACAGTCTTGAAATAGCTGAGCGCGACGGAGAACTGGATTTTGGCAGCACCTACGGGGCGCGGGTGGTTAACCTGGAGTGCGTTGTCATGGCGGATGATACTACCCTTGATTACCATAGGAGAGTCGCCCAAGTGGCGGCTCTTTTTAATGCCAAAAAAGGGGATATCGTATTCACGTTTTCCGACCTGCCGGGAAGGAGATACATCGGGCGTTATGCGGGGACATTGGATATAGAAAAGATACTTTGGGATGGGGAGCTGACCATACCAATCAAAATGGGTGAGCATCCGTTTCCCGAATCTGAGGAAAACATCAAAGAGGTCACCATCACCCAGTCGCCGCAGACTGTTTCAGTTACGTCAGTTGGCGACGAAAGGGCAAGTCCCGTTATCGTCCTGACCAACATCGGTAATAACGACATACGGAATTTCCGTATTGCAAACGAATATCAGATTGAATAGGAGGTATTTATATTGGCAGACATACTTTTGAGTAAAAGCAACTGGTGGAAAACGGCCTGCATCAACGCCGCTTTGCGTGGTATTAATTTTGCATCACCGCAGACGCTGTACATTGCCTTGTACACCAGTAGTCCCACGGATGCTGACACAGGGCAGGAGGTGAGCGGCGGAGGCTATGCGCGTCGAGTTGTGACTTTTTCCGAACCCGCTATCGCAGACCGTAGGGCGGTTACATCCAGCACAGCAGACGTATCTTTCCCGATTGCCTCAGCAGATTGGGGGCTGGTAACTCATATCGGCATCCGCACAGCGGCAACCGGGGGCAATCTTGTATATCACGGGGCAGTCAAAACACCGCGCACGGTCCAGACGAATGACACGCTTCGGTTTCTGGCCGGGCAAATAAAAGTAGACGAAGGGTAGGTGTGAAGCGTGGAAAAAATGTATCCACCAGTCGTCAACTCTCCTAAAACAGAGTTGACGGAATTGATTACGGACAAACAAACGGAAATTACTGTTGCTAATGCGTCTGTACTGCTTCAAGGCGAAGGTATTGCCGTTTTGGGCAATGGAGATGCAGCAGAGACGATTACGTATACAAGTGTGGAAGATAACGTGTTGAAAGGCTGTTTACGCGGTTTTGAAGGCGTAGCGAGGGCATGGCCTGTTGGTACACGGGTTGCCCGTAATTTCACCGCTGCCGACTTTCGAGCGGCGCAGGAAAACATTACTGAGATCGACGGCAAGGTAACATCCTTGTCCGCTACGGTGGCAGAGAAGACACAGGATGCTTCTTTAACTAAAAAGGGTGTCACCCAACTCTCCAAGGCTGTTGACGGGACACGGGATACTGTAGCGGCCACAGAGAGTGCAGTAAAGGCCGCGTATGATTTGGTGAAAACGGCTAATAATGCAGCGGCAAACGCGCAATCAACTGCAAATACTGCGAAGGCAACCGCTGATGCCGCATTACCAAAATCGGGAGGACAAATCAACGGAACGTTTTCAGTACGGCATCCGTCGCAACTAAGTCAAACTGCAGGAAGCACGCAGGATATAGCCTATTTTGGTGCTCCTTCATCTAATGAAACGGGATTATTTATCCGTCAAGTGCGGTTCGCTAATGGACAAAATTGGGACACGTCCGCCACGGATATTCGACGTAGAACAGATGCTACGGATCAAGCTGTCCTGAGGTTCCAAGGCGACGATATATATTTTCAAAACGCTGATGCTTCATGGACATCTTTACGCAGTTTGAAGGCAAATAACTTTTCAGGCAATGGAAGTCCCGAAGGAGCGATAACTGCTCCTGTGGGATCACTGTACCGCAGATGGGACGGCGGACCTAGTTCTACGTTGTATGTTAAAGAATCCGGTGCAGGCAACATAGGATGGAGGGCTGTCTAATGATAAAAAAAGTGGTGGTTTTAAACAGTGAAGTCATTAACATCGGTCCCTGGGATGAACAGATTCGGCCTGTTTTGGTTTCGCCCGCCGAATACGACGAAGAGGGCAATATCACGAAAGAGGCTGTATATGATGATCGAGTAATGAACCCGATGCCTGAGGGTGCAGTGATTGAGGAACGAGAAATCGAAACTGCGCCAGACGGCGGTCTGATAGTAAAGAGTTCTGCACAACCAACAACCGCAGAACTGATGGGTCAGGAACTGGCGCGATTGAAGCTTCAAACCATGCGGCAGACCCAATTAATGACCAGCTTGGGCGCGGAGCTGGCAGTTACCCAATTAGAGCTTATGAATCTGAAAGGGGATGAAAGCAAATGAGATTTTGGGAGCTTGCATTTAAACAACGTTGGGTGACAGCAGAACAACTTAAGGGTGCGGTGAAGACGGAGACAAACCGTTTTGGCGAGATAACACCGGAGGAATACAAGACCATAACTGGCTTGGACTTTGCATAAGGAAAATTTTCCTTATCAAGTTAGGAGGGTGTTATGTTTAACGGTGGAGGATTTAATAGTCTTGGTTTTAACAGCGGGGACGGAGCAGAGGGGAACGTAATAGACCTCTCTGTTTCTTTATCTGGCAGCGGACAGATGTATTCGCGGAAGCTGGAGACGGATGGAACTGACGGTGACAATGCTTTTAACCTAATGGCCTTCAATGTCACAGAGCCGGGAACGGTCACTGAATATATATTGGACTTTAATTTAGATATGACAGCAGCGGCTAATCTGTCCGGTGAAGGTAAGGCGCAGGCTGATTTTGTCCGTGAGTATGCCTTGGAAGTTGTACCAATGTCGGGCGAGGGACGTATGACAGATGCAGTATATATCCGCGAAATCTTGGTGCAGGCTGTACCTATGTCCGGCGAGGGTCGCATAACAGCGGAGCTATCCAAATTTCATACGGACTATATCGAATTCACGGATGTGTTTCGACCTGGAGAGGTGATTGTGATTGATTCAGGTAAATTCAAGATCACTCACAATGGGCAAAACGTTTCTCATTTGTACAATGGTGATTTCTTTGACTTAAATCTCGGCAATAACAATCTTACCTGGACAGACCCGGAGACAGGCAGGACGGTGCTGTGTCGTATTACACACCGGGATAAATTCTTATATTGAGGTGACTTATGGCTACTCCAACTATGCAAGTATTTGATAAAAACATGCGACGCGTTGGCACGCTGGTAGACAGCTATGATATTCAGCGGCGGCGACGCATAAATAGCGATTATGAGCTAACCTTCATGGTTCCGATGACCAGTGAAGACTATAGAGAAAAGATAGCAATCAAAGGCCACGTTCGAGATGAGCGTGGTCAATTTTATGTCATTCAGTCGCGGAGCCGGTCACGCGAAGGGCGAAAGCTGACTGCAAATATCTATTGTAATCACATTATGTTCAAGCTCAACGACTACAAGTTTCCGTATGCTTCTTATATCGCTGAAGCTTATGGTATCCATATCAACCAACTCACAGACCTGATTACAGCTGCTACAGGTGGAAGATTTACATTCGTCATACATGACACGTTTGACCTACACGATGTGAAGGACTTCGGGCGCGGGACGTGCTTGGAAGCTCTCAATAAGATCATTCAGATGTACGAGTGTGAAGTCGAGCCGGATAACTTTGTAATCAACCTTAGAAAAAAGATTGGGACTGATAGCGGGCTTCAATACAGACTCAAGAAGAACATAGTATCCAGTTCCTTCAAAGACAAAGGCGAGTCTCTAGTGACGCGCATGTTCGCTCAAATGAAGGATGGACGGACGTTTATTGGCATGGATGCGTCCAAGCTGACCGACGAGGAGCTGAGCTTGCTATCCGGTGTACCGGGAACGATTGTAAACGGAAAGCTGGCGGTGAATTACTTAATATCGCCATACGCTCAATATTGGGCCAGTGAGTCGGTACCGTTCTACGATGGGGAGATTATTGAACAGGATATAGAAGAACCGGAGGACTTGCTAAAGGCCACGCGCAAGGCGCTTGCTGAACAGGAGAATGTAACGCTGGAGGTAACCGTATCAACAGCAGACCTGTTTAAAATCGACAACTCAGAACCGAAGCCGCATTTGGGGGATGCTGTAATGTGTATTGATCCGGCGATGGACATGAACAAACTCAAGGCCCGGATTACCGAGTTGACTGAGTATCCATATAGCCGTGACAAACACAGTGAGCCTACAATATCTAATGTCAACTTACGGGACTATGCAGATATCATTTCTGACCTGGAGCGGAACAAGAATATTATCAATAATCTGTTTTCCAATGGTAAGATCCGAACGGAAGTGTTTGAATCCTTTGCAAAGCAGGCCGTGATCGACATTGATAATTCTAAAACAGAAATCAAGTACGATCAGCGCGGTATCGTCTTGCAGGATCAAACCAACTCATTGAACCAGGTCATTATGACTTCGAACGGTGTTGTTCTGACAACGGACGGAGGTAAAACAGCAAGAACAGCAATCACAGCACGCGGCGTTGTGGCGGAACAGATCGTCGGGCAACTCGGTAACTTTGTATCCTTAGTAATTGGTAGTGGTAATAATGTTACCAAAATAAATACGAACGGAATCAGTGCCGGAAACGACGACTATACTATTGCTCCTTTTAGAGTGGATATGCAGGGTAATGTAGTTGCCAGGTCAATCAAGCTTACAGGCCAAATTGATAACTCAGAAATGAATGCTTCAGATATACGGGCAAGCACTGTGAATGCAAGTACAATACGAGGTAGTAAATTAATCGGTAATGAGATCGAAGGCGGTATTATTACAGGAGCCTTGTTCCGTACAGCCAAGGAAGGCCGCAGGATTGAAATCAACTCTACCGGATTAACAGCCTATAACTCATCTGGCGGGGAAGCTATTTCCTTGGGGCAATCAGGAGACGGAGGCGCTTTGCTGTTTATGGACAATGGTTCACCAAGAGGAGCAATTTTTGGCGATTCAGAAGGCTTTCACTTAGGAAATATGGCGGGAGTATATATTCAATCTACGGATGATATGGTCTATTTCAAAGGAGAAATTAATTTCGCTGATGCGGTAGTAAACGGACTAGGGATAGATAAAATCACGCTTTTAAAACAAACTATCAGTAATTTGCAGAATGATATTTCAGAGATTCGCGGTGATCTGTTTAACGGTTTAATCACTAATGCTTCATTTGATCCGAGTTCCAGAAATCTGAAATTATTCAGTAGGGGTAAAACCGTGGCTACAGTTAATATTCCTGCTGGTGGAACCTCTAGCAGTTCGACAACATAATGTTTACTGCACCTTCTACTGATGGTAATATTAGGACATATATACTATGTAGGAGGTACAGTTAATGAAAAAATGGTCTTATTTACTTAGTGGTGTCTTGATCGGAGCAGTTGTTGCTACGGCTGGTAGCGCATTTGCTGACCAAATCAAATCTTTGGTCGGAGAGAAGGTAGCAGGAGAGTACGCGGTAAAAGTCAACGGAAACTCGTTAGCGGAAAATGCTATCGTGGTAGATGGGAAGGCACACGTACCTCTCCGCGCCGTTTCCGACTCTTTGGGAGTGAACTTAAAAGTGGATGGGAAAACAATTCAGATTACTAATGGATCTACCGATACCAAATCTGTAAATACAGCTTCAACGGGGAAATATGAAGGATGGCCTAAAGAAAAGCTGAATGGGCGAAAGGCGGAACTTGAAAGATATTTATCCGATACCGAAAAAGATCGTGATAAAGCTGTTTCTGACCTTGAGAAGATATCGAATATGAATACCACCGTGTCTGATGATATTTTAGCAATCAGAAATGAAACCAAGATAAACACAGAGATTGGTATACAAGAAGCTGAGGCAAACATAGAGAAATACAAAGCCGAATTAGCAGAAATCAACGCTGCACTCACAAAGTAGTTCATGGACAGAAAGATAAAACGGGCGTGGATTATTTTAACGGTTGTTGTCGGAATCTTTATAGCAGCATGCGTTTCAGCTTCTCTATCTGAGGACACAGGGAAAGGCGAAGCACCTGTTCTAGGTTCAAAAAATCATTGGTACTACGACTTCACAGATGAGGAAATTCAATCGGCTATAACTCAAGGCGCACAGAGTGATCATAGCGACATGTTTCATGAAGAATATCGTCATTTGATTAAAGTGTCGGACAACCAACTGATTGAGATGAAGAAAAATCCACCTTTAGTATACTTCTACACACCGACATTCCAAATCATAAAAAGGTCATATGAAGATTCTCAAAAGATGATTACACCTACTGTAGAAGATATAAGGAATGCTACTAATACCATTGATAATTTCTTATACTTTTCTATAGAAGCTGGCACGAACGACCCTGCTATAGCTAGGAAATTTCATGCGGTATTAAGGCAAGGTGATGTAACAATTCAACCAATAGGCGGAAGTTTGACTCACTTGTACGATCCTCCTGTAAAAGTTTTTTCTCCAGGAGAAGGCCAACCTAAATACACTAAATATGTGGGCGCTGGTTTTATGATTGATGATAAGATCGACCTTAAAGAGCCATTATATCTAACATTCATTTATTCAGATAAGAATGATACTGCAACATACGAAATAATCCCTTCACAACAAAGATGAAGAGGATTGAAGACTTAATTAGAAGAAATAAATAAGGCTATAGCTTCACTTAAATAAAATCCGTAGTGTCACGGCATTGTACGTAAAATAAAATAGAGATATAGAAAAACCTCTCCAAGCATAGGAGAGGTTTTTACTCTTTTATAAAGGTGGAGAACAGAGTATGGTTACATTTTACACAGTAATGACGATATTCTCATTCGGTTTTGGAAGCGGATTGCTGTATGCGTATTTGAAAGTGCGAAAGTTGTTCAAAAGAACGGGGTGGAGAAAGTGAAAAGAGATATTGGAATGATCATCGCAATATTGGCTTCTGCAACTTCAATATTATCTCTCGTAGAATTTCATTTTATTGGATTCCTTTTGCTAGTATCCTTGTCACTGTCGATTTATTCTCATGTCGAATTCAACGATGAGGTCGATATTTTAGGTCATACAATAGACCGTATGAGAGAAGATCTTAATTATTTGTAATTCTCACTTTACGCTTTATCTTACCATGTGTTGTCTGGATTTCGACATTCAATGATTTTTGGTCAAGTGGAATAATTAAATTTTTGAATTCTATAATAGCACCAGGTGTCACTATAATTCCGACTTCATGAAAATTATCGATCCGTTCAGCGCTGCTATAACCGTGGAACTCAAATGAAGAGTTATGTGAAATGCTTTTTATTGTAGTCGCTCTTAGAGACTTATTGTACAGCGTTAACTCAATTGAAAAGCAGTTTTCTGATTCTTCATTAATTGGATTATCGTTCTCATCAAATATTGTAATGGGAAATTTGAATGGTGAAATATTGGAGGTGATCTTTAAAGGTCTGTGGTCTTGATAAAATCTCCATACAGTAAAAATGAATGCGATTATACCCATGACGGAAGATATGTAAAAGTAAATTTCTTTGAAAATGATAAACACCTCTCACTTTTTGTTAAAACTTGATATTCGACACTTTTGTCGAATTTTCCTCTTAAATATCCGTAGTGATTAAGCAACAAACACCAAATACAATACAAGTATGAAAGCCTCTGATAACTCAGGGGCTTATTTTCGTTTGGGGAGGTGATGAAACCCGTGGCAAAGATAAAATCTACATTGGATATTCAATTGGATTTAACCAGACCGGTTGAAGAATTAACTGAGGTTATTTCTGCTGTAATTGCTTCACAGCCAGCACGCCGGAAAGAAATACTTATTGGTTTGGATATAGCGGTAGAAAATGCAATAGCCGAGATAGAGTCACAAGAACAAAGTGTGCAAGAAACACACTATGAATAGGTCAGGAAAAGTTTCCTGAACAGAGAGACGGGGGAAGGGTTATGCATGAGAAAGTCGATCAGGCAATTAAAAGCTTATCCGCAGGGGCCATGATCGGTTATTTTTTTGGGGGGTGGACAACGATGTTGACGCTATTATGGTGGATAGTCGTTCTCGACTTCTGTACCGGCTGGGCGGCAGCTTGGATTAACGGAGAATTGAAGAGTAGGAAAGGGTATTACGGAATTGCCCGTAAGGTGGCCATTTTCTTGTTGGTAACAGTAGCACACTTGATTGATCGTATTTTGGGGGATGCGCATTACTTCCGAGATGCGGTCATTTTCTTTTATTTGGCGAATGAACTGCTCTCGGTTATTGAAAATGTCGGCAGAATGGGAGTGCCAATGCCAGACGTACTCAGGAATGCGGTCAAAATTTTCGAATCCCGGTCACAAGCACCAATCAATCCTAATTTGTCAGCTAAAGAACAGAAAGAAGACGATGATCAAAAGCCTGCTGTATAAAACAATATTGAGGAGTGATTATTTTGCAATCACGTAAGAAGGGGAATGCCCAAGGGATAGATGTATCTCACCACAACGGCAATATTGATTTTAAAAAGGTAGCCGCCGATGGTATATCGTTTGTCTTTATAAAAGCTACACAAGGCAAGTCATTTCGATCATCGAAGTTTCTACAATTTGTTAAGGACGCAAAGGCTGCTGGTCTGCTGATCGGAGCGTACCATTACGTAGACGATTCTGCTATATCACCGGAGGCTGCACACCTGGAAGCGGCAAATTTTTTCAAAGCCATTCAAGCGGCAGGAGGGATCGAGGTATTCGATTTGCCGCCAGTGATGGATTATGAGTCCAACAAGTCCGGCTTGAGCAAAGCGGCGCTTACAGCCGTAGCTAAGGCGTTTTTACAGGAGGTTGAGCGGCTTACTGGAGTACGACCAATCGTGTACACGTATCCTTCATTTATCGGCAATTTTTCCGGGCTGTCCGATTACCCGTTGTGGATTGCCCGGTACAGTGCGACACAGGTTCCGCCTGGCGCATCTGGATGGTCACGCTGGGACTTTTGGCAGTATAGCGATGGTTCGGCTGGTGGCACGCTGCCGTCCGGTATACGTAAGGTGAATGGCATAGCGGGTTCTGTTGATCTAAATGAATTTGACGGTACGGTGGGCGAGCTTCGGGCACGGTTCAGCGAGAAGCCTACCGTATCCAAAGAACAGGCTTCGACTATTAAGGATGGATCATTCCAGATTAACGGAGAGAATGTGGGTAAAGCCCTGCTGTTTGATGGAAAGACTCACGTTCCGTTGCGCGTGCTGGCTGATGCTCTTGGCATCCCTTTACGTTGGGACAATGCCAAAAAGGTAGCATTTCTGAATAATCGTAAATTGCAATCTGTGCAGCTTGTGGAAGGTATCGCTTATGTACAACTTCGCCCAATAGCGGAATCTTATGGTGCCGAGGTTTCATGGGACTCTAAAAATAGAATTGCTGTTCTGAAAACGAAAGGGGAAAAGTAATCATGCAAACAATTATTGAAACTGTACAACCATATGTAAGCACCATTGCAACGGCCGTTGTAGGTGTACTCACAACTGTTATTCTCGCTGGACTGAACACAGTCAAGGTCAAAGCAAACACATGGCTTGAGGCGCGTACTACGGCTGCACAAAGGGAAGTCATTCACAAGATAGCAGGAGAGGGTTTTGCCTTTGCTCAAACAGCTTTCAAGCAGGCTGACGGTGAACGAAAGCTTCAGGAGGCTTTGCAGTATGCTACACTGCGACTTGCCGAACAAGGCATTACAGTGTCAGTTGTAGAGCTTCAAGCAACCATTGAGAAGGCATATTTGGAGTATAAGGCCAGAACAAAAGCGGTACTCGCTACTGAAGCACAGCCAAACGAGGAGGCAGCACAGGCCGCAGCTAAGGAGGCTGTCTCTTCTTTAGCTGCACAAGTCACGGCTATTCTTTCTCAAGCTACTGGAGCTGATACCGTGGCAAGCGTGGCACCTGAAACGCTGCAAGATACGGCTCCAGCACCACAGGCGAATGTAACAGGAGTAACAGTAGAATAAACGGATGGAGTATACCCCTGCCAGTAGACCTAGCAGGGGATATATTTGTTATAGAGTGGAATAATTGTGTTTAAGTATAAATAAATATCAAGATTAAGAAGGAGTTGAACAAGCCAATGGAGAATAAGTCCTATAAATCCAGAATAGGAGGAGATTTAGGGATGGCAGTAAATGATAAGATTGAGATAATTTCCAATAGTATTCCTGAAATTTATGGAGCGGTAGGTAGAATTTTGGAGATATCGGAAACAGATACTGGTACAGATATCCGGGTTGAAACCGATAATGGCTTGGACATCTGGATCGACGCAGAAGATGCCGTTATCTACTAGAAAAGATAAAATGTGACAAAAGATGCACGTTATGATAGTATAGGCCTATCTGCTATTGAAAGGAGATAGGCCTATTTATGCATATGGACTTCAGAGTGTATCAGATCATTTATGCAGGTGACCTAGTATCTAAAGGTCATGAACTCTTCCAGTATCTTCGGGAATTAGCTAAAATACCCGGAGAGCAAGGGTTTGAATATTGCATAACAAGCGAGGTTGATTATCAAGGAAATATCATCGGTGGATGTTTAAGTGAAGAACATTCACCAGACATCAACTCAGTGGACGACAACAAAAATGTTTTTGTGCCAGATGTCGCGCCTTATCTTAACACCTATTTTGCTTTGGATCTGCAAGAGCAGCGACTGTTGGTACAACACAGGGATTATCCTGCTACTAACCTAAGTAGACAACAAGCAATGTCGCGCCTAGGAACTATTATAAATGGTGGGTTTCAGCACATTTACGGTTCTGAGTTTAACTATGTTACAACAAATCGAGAAATTAGTGAGGAAGAATTTATTGAGGTGTTCCATGAAAATCGGATTACTTCATTACGAGTTAAGATTTTACCTCAAGGTAGATTACTCAGCCCATCTGTCCATATTTTTAATGAGTCAAACGTTAATGAAAATTGGATAGAAGGTTGGAACTCTGATACAAGTCAGACACACGAAGTGTTGTTAAAAGCCCCTGGAAGAGGTGGGGAAGGCGATCTACGTAACTCGCCAATCGCAATCAGCCTTATCAATTTACCAACCAAAGAGATTCTCGAATTAAATTATTGGAGTGAAGAGGATGGGGCGGAAACAATGTCGCGAACGGATTTGAAAAAATTAAGAGTTCAAGGTATTGATAAAAGAACCCAGCCAATAACCGGGATAGATCGTCTCCTGATTGATCTTATCAATCGCAGAGATGAGTTAAGAAGATTTATCGCTATTCAAAGGCTAGAATAGTAGCATTGAAAAAAAGTGTAAACATCGAAAAAAACATTAACCAATAAACGTATTTACAGAATCAACCAAAGCTATTATACTGATAACAACACATACGGAAGCACCGTTGTGCAATCCGAAAGCATCGGTGACACCCTACTGGCTAAGCTGGTGGGGTGTTTTCAAGTGTGTGAAAGCAATATTGTATGTATAATATTAACATGCGTAAGGGTGATTGTATTGAGTATTAGAAGAGAAGTAGCGGAGGGTATTAGAGATTACAAAACTGCGGGTTTAGCAGAAATATTTGTTCTATGCGAAATCCTGATGGTGTCTGTAGTCGCTGGTAGATGGGCTAATAGAACTTGGTGGCCAGAGGGAGAATGGTGGGTTGGTGCTTGGGTTTTTATCGTGTGCCTACTTCTTCTTTTTGTTCCTGTAACATGTCTAATTATGACTGTTGTATTTGGTCTAGCTTGTGGTGTAGCGGGCTGGATGATAGGTGACTATTTATTTGAGAATTTAGGTGCTTCTGTTGTGATTGCAATCATATCTGGAGTATTAGGGCTAATGATAAATATTGTAGGCTGTCCTAGATTTACTTCAAAGCGTTTAGCCCAAGAGTTTATTGATAAACTTTAAAATATTTAGAGGGAGCGAAATTTATTCTATAGAATGACCATAAAGTATAGGTGATACTCTACTGGCCACGCTGGTTGGGTGTTTTTTTACGTTTAGGGGGAGGAATACATATGTTTAGATGGATTACCATGTCGATTACAGTCACATTTTATAATTGCCGATTTGATGTTTGCTAATATATACTAAACGAGACCTATTGATAAATGGATCTAAAGACCTAACATGAAAGCTTAAGGAGATGGGCAGAAATGAGGAAGAAAGTCTATATCAATTTTTTAGTGGTAATTTTTATTACAATGATTTGTTCTAGTGTATCCACAGTGAATGCAGCAACAGTCAAGACTTCGATAAAATATGGAGGGGGAAATTATTATGGAGAAATAAAAAATGGAAAACCTAACGGAAAAGGGACAATGCATTGGGGAAAGAACAAAAGCTACTCTGGCGATTGGGTTAATGGAAAGAGGTCAGGCCAAGGTAAATACATAAATAAAAACTTATTACCTTCAGAAAGTGATTATGATAGCTATGGTGCAAGTTATATAGAAGAAGTAACCACATATAATGGCCAATGGAAAAACGATAAACAAAATGGTGAGGGAGTTTTGACTTTTAAAGATAGTTATAGAAGAAATGAAAGTACGAGTAGAGTTGAAAAGGGGACATTTAGAAATAATGATTTAGTTAAAGGATATAGTAGAGAACAGTATGGGTTAAATATGACATCATACGGATACACAAATACCAATAAAAGCTTATCCATAAGTACGGACAGAGCTATTGACTCTGACGAAACATTCAGACAGGGTATAGATCTGGCGAGTATTAAAACACTTGTGTATACAACAAAAGATCAGAAAGGAAATGAAAGAGCTAAAACTTATAATGTTATTATTTCGAATTATGTAAATGAAGGTGATTACCATGGTTACTCATATAATATAGAAGGAACAGAGACTGTAAATGGAAAAGAGATAAATGATTTTGCGACAGATGGTGAGATTTCCAACATAAACATTACAAATGAGATGTATAAACTAATTAAACCATTTGCAAACGGTTATGATGCAGTCGATTCATTAGCTAAGTCCTTATATAATTAATTTGTTAATTGGCATACATCAAAACAAAAAACTCGCTAACCACTAGTTGGCGTTTTTTTGTTTTGAAGGAACTATCACACAATTCACTGAATATCTATCATGAGGTGATCAACATTAACCATACATATAAAGTGTTAAAGTCGGATATAGAACTGTTTGCGGCTGCATTAAGCCAGGCAAGAGTATATGTGGTTCAGCCGTTGGACGAGGGTTTGATAGATATTGTGGATTACGGTGGAGCAGTGGAGAATATTACACCGGAGTCGGTTAAGATTAACGGAACCTTTTTCATGCGGAATCAGTTTGAATTTAGAGTAGATGTAAAGAAGGACTCCACTGGTATGTAGCCAGAAAGGAGTCCTTTTTCCTACCCAATAAAAAATAAATATGCAAATATATAGATTATTTTTATAGATCAGCAAGTTTATGTTTAGACTCTTTAGATGGATTCAAGTAATCTTATGCCTACAAAAGCACAAAGGGGAGAAATTGTTTTGAAAAGAATCTTTATATTTTTTATTATTTGCATGGCTTTTTTCTCGACAGGAACACAAATATTCGCTGATCAAAATGTTTGGACAAGCGACACAAATTTAACAAAAAAGATCGACAGGGTAAGCCTTGTAACCGTTAATGGAAAGATATATTCAATTGGGGGACATGATCCAAATAAATTTTATGACACAATTGATGTTTATGATCCTGAAACTAAAACATGGACGCAAAAAGGAAAACTCCCAACACCAAGAGGAACGGTAAGCGCTGCTGTATATGATGGGAAAATATTTATTACAGGAGGAGAGCCTATTAATGACAAACTGGATATCTACGACCCCCTAACAAATGAGTGGAAGAAGGGTAAATCACTTCCCAAGGTTGTAGCTGGTCACGCCTCTCAATTTGTAAATGGAAAGCTTCTTGTAATAGGTGGATTCAATATTTATAACAATGCATCCGCAGATGTTTACGAGTATGATCCAATTACCGATAGCTGGACTACAAAAGCTAGCTTATCCACTCCTCGTAGATATATCACATCTGCTTTAGTTAATGGAAAGGTATATGCAATAGGTGGTTACGATGAATCAAAAGGCTTGCTTTCTTCTATAGAAGAATATGATCCTCAAGCCAATACTTGGACAACAAAGTCACCGATGTCCACCAAACGTATGGGGCTGACAGCTGCAGTGTTAAACAATGAAATATATGTTATTGGAGGTAATACCGCTACTGAAAAGGTAAGCGGGCCAGCAACAGATGAAGTTGAAAAATATAACCCCAGGACAGATACATGGTCTAAAGTACCTAGCATACTAACTGCAAGGGGGCTTTTATCGGCAGTGAGCTTGAATAATACAATATATGTAGCAGGCGGATCTAATAAATCCGTATACTTTTCAGACTTTGAGAAATATGCGCCTGGCGATAATGGAACCTCTCCAAGCCAACCGGGAGATCCAGGAACCTCTCAACCCAATAACCCGGTGGGAGATCGTGCTATTCTGGTAGTCACCATGACAACTGGCTTAGAGAAGGAATTCGATCTGAGCATGAAAGAGATCAACGACTTTATTGCATGGTACGAAAGCAAGCAGGCTGGTTCTGGATCGGCTTCATATGCAATCAACAAGCACGA